CTTAGCGGTGGTGGTCCTGTAGTAAAAAAAACAATACGTGGCCAAGGAATTGTTATGACAAATAGATTAAGATAGAATTATATTATGGCAAAATTAAAAAACCCAAAAAAAGCAGATCTTAACAAAGATGGTAAAATTAACTCTTATGAAGAAAAACGAGCTAAAGCTATTGAAAAATCTATGGCTGCACAAAATAGAGTCAAAAAGGAAAAAGGTGGTTTCATAGCCAAGGGTTGTGGATCTGTCATGGATCAAAAAAGAAAAGTAACTACAATAAGTTAGGAGTATAAAATGTATAAAAAAACAAAAGGTTATGCTAAAGGCGGAAAAAGAAAAGGTATGCAAAAAGGTGGCGGAGTTATGAAAACTAAAAGTTACGCTACAGGTGGTGCAGCAATGAAAACTAAAGGATATAAAATAGGCGGCAAAGTAGGAAAGTCTTAAATGGCTTATTTACAAAGCAGCATTCCTTACTTTAAATGCTGGGTTAGAAAAGAATATACTCATAATCACGAAAAATATCACGGTGAATTTCTACACGCTTTAGTTATTGGTGTTACAACAATCCAAAAACGTTGTTTATCATTTCAAGTAATTTTTACTGGTGCAGAAACATACGATACAGATGAACCTAATGTTCATGGTGGTGCCATGTGGGCAAGAATGCCTATAACAGCTCTTGTTGGAGATACTCCTTTTGAAGAATGGCCTGAACCGATGGAGGTATGGGCAGCTCAACCCTGGGACTGTGCATCTCGCACACATAGTATATATGTATTAGAAAACTGCTCTCCATGTCCTTGGATGGCTAAAATTGATGGAAAATTCTACCCTGCAAAATATTATTTTACTGTAGATTACACAGAGTCTGATACATCTGATGATCCTGCTCAACATAAACAGAATCATGTTCTTGAATTATTAGACGCAGGAAAATGGACAGGAAATATAGTAGCTCTACCAAATAACAGGGTAAGAGTAACAAGACCTGCTCAGTTTGAGTTAGGAGAAGGTGCACCAGATTTTAAACCTTCTCAACATATTCATTACAGTAAGTCCAATTTAGATTATACTTTAGATGTAAATCAAGTATTTGACAATTTATACGCCTCAGAGGAAGATAAGGATTAATATGGCACTATCAGGTAGCACAAATTTTGAACCAAACGTAACTGAGTTTATTGAAGAAGCTTATGAACGCTGTGGTTTGGAGCTCAGAACAGGTTATGACCTAAAAACCGCTATACGCAGTGTAAACCTTATGCTAGCAGAATGGGCGAATCGTGGTTTAAACCAATGGACTATAGAACAAGGTACAGAAACAGTTGTTGAAGGGCAAAATGATTACCCTCTCAACACAAATATTATTGATGTACTAGACGTTGTAGTTCGTAGAACAGTAAACAATGTACCAACAGATATAAGCATTAATAGAGTAAGTAGGTCTGAGTTTATTAATATTCCTAACAAAACTACTAAAGCTAGACCATCACAGTTCTTTTTTGACAAGTTATCTACGCCAGTATTAAAAGTATGGCCTGCTCCTGAGAACAGTACAGACGTTCTTGTATTTAACAAAATAGTAAGAATGGATGATGCAGACAAAGCTACAAACACTATGGATATGCCTTTTAGATTTTACCCATGCTTTGTTGCAGGTTTAGCTTATTACTTATCATTAAAAAAGAATCCACAGCTTACTCCACAATTAAAAGCTATATACGAAGAAGAGTTCCGTAGAGCAGCAGACCAGGATGAAGATAGAGCTTCATTTAGAGTAAGACCTTACACTAGGATGAATTAAAATGGCTTACGCTTTAGGTAAGTTTGCTCGTGCTTTATGTGATAGATGTGCGTTTGAATACAAACTAAGTGAATTAAAAGAAGAATGGAATGGTGCAAAGGTTTGTTCTGAATGCTATGAACCCAAACATCCACAGTTAGAACCACTTACTGCCAAAGCAGATCCAGAAGCACTATACAAACCAAGACCTAACAACGATCAAGAAGAAGGCGAAGGTTTTGTTGTGGTAGTAAATTCAAATTTATATAAACCAGATTTTATGAATCCCTCTACGCTTCCAACAAACTTTGTAGTGCCAAAGATGACAGGTGGATTAGGTGAGGTTACAATAGTTATAACATGACACTAGCAGAGCTTAAAACATTAATACAAAACTACGTACAAAACTCAGAAACTACTTTTGTTAATACGTTAGATGATTTTATTAAAAATGCAGAAGATAGAATATTTGAGTTAATTCAATTAGATTATTTCCGTAAAAATGTAACTGGAACATTGACTGCTGGTAACACTTATTTAACAGCTCCTAGTGATTTTCAAATGTCTTTTTCATTAGCTGTAATAGATGGAGATGGTGATTACCATTATTTAGACAAGAAACATACTACATTTATGCGTGAGTACGCTGTAGATCCAACAGCTACATCTGAAAGAGCAAGACCTTTATATTATGCAGATTTTGATAAAGAACTCTCTACAGCCTCTAACAATGGCTCTACATTAATTGTAACCCCAGTACCAGATCAAGCTTATAATGTAGAGTTACATTATCTCTACAAACCAAATTCAATAGTTACAGACACTACAGGAACCTGGATTTCACAGAACGCAAGAAATGCTTTATTATATGGTTCATTAGTGGAAGCTAATATATTTTTAAAGGGTGAAAGTGACATGCAACAGCAGTACGAGCAACGCTTTTTACTTGAAATAACTAGATTGAAAAATCTTGCAGAAGCTCGCGGAAGGAGAGATGAGTACCGGTATGATTCATTGAGGTCTACGGTATCCTAAAAAATACATGGAAAAAATTGAAAGTCTAAAGGGTAAATCAGTAGCCATAGTTGGTATGGGTAAAAGCTGGTTTGATTATAATCTTGCAAAATCACACGGAGTTCACTTTGATGAAGTATGGGCTATAAATGGTGTGGCTAGTGTTATATTTCACGATAGAGTGTTTATGATGGATCCTGCATCTAGGTTTTTAGATACAGAAGATGCTGGTGGTCAAACAGACAGTATGGCTAAAATGCTACAAGAACACGAAGGTCCTATATATACATGCGAGTTAGATGAAAGATGCCCTGGTTTAGTTGATTACCCAATAACAGAAATTATAAAAGACACAAATTGCTATTACTTAAACAATACAGTAGCTTATGCAATAGCATTTGCATTGTGGAATGAAGTTGCTGTGCTTAAAATGTTTGGTGTAGATTTTTCATATAAAGGTAATTTACATTTTGCTGAAGCTGGCAGAGGATGTACTGAGTTTTGGTTAAGTAAATGTATATCAGCAGGTATGCAGGTAGAAGTAGCACATACCTCAGGTTTATTAGATACAGACGTACCAGCAGAACAAAAGTTATATGGTTACCACAGACTAGCTAATCCATTAGTTGTTATGTCTGACTCTGAGGGCTTAAAGGTTGAAAAATTAAATAATTTAGATATAAAGAAAAAAGTACATCAACCTGTGTTAATAGATAGATACGATTCACACTTAACATCTCCAGAACCAAAAAAATGGTAGATCATATAACTCCTGCTGGAGTACCTGGATTAGGCATTATAGAAGCAAAAACCACTAATTACGGTGGTCATCCTCCAGAGTTTTGGGCGGAAAGACTTACTGATAAAATAGTCAGCCATAGCGAAAGCCAAGATCCTTATATAAAAGAACAAGCTAAAGCATATAGAGATATGATTTACCAAGTTTGTTTGATTTATATAAAAAATGCTATAAAATCTTATAAAGCTACTTTGATACAAGATTTATCTGGTCAAGGCAGTGAAGATATAGCAAAAATAATTAAAGGTATTTAATATGGCCATTACATCAACATTAACTACAAGTTTTAAAAAAGAACTATTGACTGCAACACATAACTTTGCAACGAATGGTAATGCTTTTAAACTTGCTTTATATACAAGCTCTGCAACTTTAGGAGCAACTACAACTGCATTTACAACAACTGGACAGGCAAGTGGTACTAACTATACTTCTGGTGGAGCCGCTTTAACAAAAGTAGCACCAACAAGTTCTGGTACTACAGGCTTTACTGATTTTGCAGATTTAACTTTTGGTACAGCTACAATTACAGCAAGAGGTTGTATGATCTATAATGACACTAATGGCGATAAGTCAGTAGCAACTATAGATTTTGGTGGAGATAAAACATCCACAGCAGGTGATTTCACTATTGTTTTCCCAGCAGCAGCAGCAAGTACAGCTATTATCAGAATAGCCTAGAATAGCCTAATATGGCTAATATAACTGGTTGGGGTAGAGGAGCTTGGAGCTCCGATACCTGGGGCGAACCTAATCCAACAAGTGCTGTTGGTTCTGTAACTATCGTAGCGAAAGCTAATGTAATTCCATCTTCACAAGTAGGTACTACTGGTGCACCGGTTGCTGGTGTAAATGCACAAGCTATTGCTTCAATACAAGGTGCTATTGGTACATTGGGTGGAGTTTCAGTTGATGTGGACGGTGAAGCTAATGTTCCTGTTGCAGGTCTAAGTGCTACAGGTGGCGTAGGATCCGTAATAGTTCATCATAATGCTCTAATAAACATAACTGGTGTTTCTGCTACAAGTTCAGTAGGAACAGCAACAACAATAGCAAAAGCTAATGTAATACCAACAGGTCAAGAAGCAACAGGATCTGCTGGATCTATAACACCTACAGGAAAAGCAAACATAACGCTTACAGGTGTATCTTCAACAAGTGCTCTAGGATCTATATCTATTGCTCTTGGTATGACAGTTCAAATAACAGGGCAATCAGCTACTGGATCTGTTGGTAGTCCTTCAGTAATATCAAAAGCAAATGTTGTTCCAACAGGCGTTGAAGCCATTGGTTTAGTGGGAACTATATTAGTATGGTCTTTAATAGATGATACACAAACAAAAAATTATGCTAATATAAATACTGACCAAAGTTCATCCTTTGCTGAAAATAATGAAACACAAACTCCAAACTGGGAAGAGGTAGCATAAAAAATGGCAACTTATGTAAATGATTTAAGATTAAAAGAAATAGCGACAGGTGATGAGTCAGGTACTTGGGGAACAAGTACGAACACCAATTTAGAGCTTATAGCAGAAGCTTTTAGTTATGGCACAGAAGCTATTACCACTAATGCTGATACACACACTACAACTATAGCTGACGGAGCAACTGACCCTGGAAGGTCTATGTACCTTAAATATACAGGTACTCTTGATTCAGCTTGTACTATTACTATTGGACCTAACACCGTTAGCAAGATGTGGTTTATTGAAAACGGCACTTCTGGATCACAAAATATTATTATTTCTCAAGGCAGCGGAGCCAATATCACTATACCGCCAGGGGACGTAAAAGTAGTTTACTCAGACGGAGCAGGAAGCGGAGCAGCAGTTGTTGACGCTTTTGCCAGTCTTAGCGTTGTAGATCTAAAAGTACAAGATGATTTAACCGTAACTGATGATGCTTCTGTTGGAGGAGATTTAACTGTTACAGGCAGTATTACAGGTACACTTGCTACAGCAGCTCAAACCAATATAACTAGTGTAGGAACTCTTACAGGTTTAACTGTAAACGGTAACCTCTCAGTAGATGGTGGAACAATTAAACTTGATGGTGATTATCCAACTGGTACAGGTAACGTAGCTTTGGGTGATACATCTTTAGATAGCTTAACAAGTGGTAATTACAATACATCCATTGGTAGTGCTGCATTGACAGCAAATACTGAAGGTTCTTCAAATACAGCAATAGGTAGAAGCACCTTAGATGCTAATACAACTGGTGGTCAAAATACAGCCACAGGTCATGCTGCATTAGGTAAAAATACAACAGCAAGTAACAATACCGCATTTGGTTACATAGCACTTACAGACAATACTACAGGTGCTAACAACACAGCAGTTGGTCATTCAACTCTTTTAGCAAACACTACAGCATCAAATAACACAGCAGTTGGTTATACTGCTTTGGTAGCAAACACTACAGGTACTCAAA